TTAAAATTACGATGGCGTGTAATCTGAATACACTCAATGCCTGATGGGTCTGATGTGTAATGACTTGGGTGATTGACTGGGTCTTGGGCAGCCTCTTTCTTTTTCAAAGATAAACTTTCAAACATTTGCTTCTGCTCCTTAATCTCTTTGTAAAGCTTTGGGTCATCATCTTTAAGGCCTTCGCAATCAAAAATATTTTCTTTGTAGTTAAAATTCATGTGCCAGTCTTCAGCCAATCTACTATCAACGACAAATTCATCAGGCGTATCTTGCCAAAGATATTCCACCCCTATGTCTGAGATACTAAAAACCAACACCGCCCCTTCTTGACATAGCCAAATATCACCCACTTTTGGTTGTCTTAATGCTTTGTTAGCAGCCAAAATTAGCGTATAGCTACCATGCTTTTGACCGACCGATGGCGATTGATAAGTCACTTCACCGTGCTTTTCTTGAGAACTCATTGCTCATACTCCTAAAATTTTTAATAAAATCGTCATAATTCATTGGTACAGGTGCTTTGCCGTCAATCTCTACCCAGATATTGCCGTCCTTATCAGCCTTGCTACTATTCACCTTTGCAAGCTGATTGTTTTGTTCGTTGTAGTATGTTGTCATGTTCTCGCTCTATGAAATGCTAATTTTTTCATCATCTTTAATCCACTTTAGGTCATCAGGAACGCTTAAAGCTATGCCATTCTTGAACGCCCAAACCTCAATCTCGTTTAAATATTCGCTAAACTGTGCCGTGGTTGCCTGTGTTGTTGTTAAAAACCGCTTAGCAAACGGCAAGGCTACTTGTTGCTCATAGTTCGGCTGTCTTTTTAGCGTGTTTAGCGATTCAAACAGTTGTGCCATCTCGCCATCATCTCTTGCATAAATCTTGGCTAAAAATAGGCGTTTAAACATCACATGTAAATCATCGTCATCTTGACCTGTCTTATCTTTGATTTGCTTAAGCCATAGCCAATATAAGCGATTTTGGGCGTTTGTTCGTGTTTCGTTTTTATCAGTGATGACGACACTACAAACCTGACCACTTTCGTATTGCTTGACGATCTCGGTAAAGCAATGTTTCATCACCGCTTCACTAATGATTCTAAAAACTTGTTTCATCATCTAGCACTTGATTGATAAACTTAAGCTTAGAAATAAACCAGCTTTTCGCCTCCTGTCTTGACAAGCCTTGATATTGATCAAGCCTGCTGTGGCACAAATGACACAGTGGTATCGTGTAATCGTCTTTAGCTTTAATGCCCTTGCCTTTTCCAAATTCCTGCCAATTGGCATGTGCTGCTTGGCTTGGTGGTGGCAAACCACACTGGCAACACGGCAAAGCTCGGATTTGTTTAAGCCTATTTGACACAATTAGCCCCCAAAAGGCTGTTATCAAGCTTTTCATCTTTACTGCTTTTATCGTGCCATACGCACTTATCAACTCTTATCATTATCTCACCTTGGCACGCCCAATTAATCAGTTGTTAACGCTTCCCATGCAACTGGGAATAGTGGTTCAATAATCTTATCGACTTGTTTGGCAAGCTCTTGGATTTCTTTTTGTGCGTGATGGTCGATACGCTGGTTATAAAACCTTGCCCATGCCATAAGGCTACCGCTCCACACCCATTCGGTCATCACCCCTTGTGGCAATACAAATCTTGCCTGCTCAGGGGTAACGCCTTCGTCAATTAACTGTTTATACAAATCGATACTTGCTTGCATGTAGTAGCTGTAAACCGTCTGCACGTTAGTTTGCATACTGCCTTTTATTTCATCACCACTACCTTGCTTTACCGAACCGATAGGCTTACTTCGAAAGATAGGTAGATAATAATCAGGGGCTTCACTGACATATCTGCGTGATACCGTGTTCATTGCAAAGCCAATCTGATGCTTAACGCACTGGGCGTGAATAGCAATAGGGGCTTTCATGTGCAAAGTAAAAAACGCATGGGCAAATGGCGTCCAGTGATTATGTTTTGCTAAGTATTTGATTAAGTTTTTATTTTGTTCAGGGGTGAAATTACTTGCGTCTTTAGCAAATGACACCCTGGCGGCATTCACTACAGAATTATCATCGCCCATGTGGTCTTTATAAATCACTGCGATTGGGGCTTGTTTATATGTCATGCTCATTTATATCTCCAAAATATCAATATTATGTACAGTTTTCATTAAATGTTTTTTTAAACGATATACTTTATCTTTTTTTGTAATTGCTGATTTCACATCTTCAACAACTGTTTTGCCAACCCTATTATCAAAATACACGAAATCGGCAATATAACGCACGCTAGGACGCTTTCTAGGCTCGCCTTCTATCCTAGTACCACTAACCAAAATAAACGGCTTCTGAAGCGTTAAATCGCTAATTAAACCACTGTTTTGCATTTGCTTTAGCTCAAGGTAACGGTTTGCTTCTTTTTTACTGTCAAAAGTGATATCGTCAATCTTAACTTTCTTGTTTTTGTACTTCATGCTCATATCTTTGATGTTAAACCTTTACCCCTTGTTGCCCATGCTTTTTTTTGCCAAAAGTTGTCAAAAAGCGGTTAATTTCGTTTTGCATTTCAGCAGAGATTATATTTTGTGTTTCTTGTTTTTGCTCAATTTGTCTAGAAATTGGCTGGGTAAATACCGCTCCTTTTATCGCCTCTCCGCATACTTGAGTATAAACAATTTGCCAACGGCTAAAACTGGTTTTCTCATCCATTCTTACAAGCTCATAATGACCGCCAAGTCGTTTTGTTGTTTCATAGGCGACACCGCTTTTAAATACGCCCTGTATTGCTTGTCTATGTGCCCTGTAAACATCATCAAATAAAACAAAAATGGCAAGCTTATGAAATTCTTTAGCTGATGATGGTGGCCATTCAAGCTGTAAAGACTTTCGTTCTGCTGCTGTGTGTGCTACCTCTGACCAGCCCATGTCAGCAAGTGCGATAGACCAAATTTCTGCAGTTTGTAAGTTCCAATCACCGCTTTTTAATTTTGATTTAAAATGGCTTTTCCAAATCAAGAAAGTCTGCATCAACAACTCGACCAGCTTGGGGTTGATTGTACTTTGCATTGAATTGCTGCTGTAGCGACTGTGCGTATTGCTCTGTTTCGCTTTGCTGATGATTGTGCTGATATGATTGTCTTGCATAATTTTGTCCTTGGTTTAGCTGTTCGCTGTTGTGATAATAATTTGCTGAAAATGAATGCCAGCCCTTAAATAATGCGTATTCAATGGCTTGTTCTACCGTTAGACCAGCTTTATTTGCTTCGTTTACCAATCGATTTACCGCAGTGATTGTCAGTGGTCGTCTAGCTTGTTTTCTAAAAACAATAAAATCATCACAAGCTTGTTTGCTAACGCCTAGTTCTGCCAAATACGCTTTTACATCCACTGGTTTTTGTTCACTGTGTTTTGTTTTTGATTTTTTGGCAGGCGTGTGAGTTTTTTCACCAAAATCATTTGCTGATGAACTTAGTTTTTTAACCATCTCTGATTGTTGTTCTGAGTTATTCAGATGGTCAGAATTTTCGCTTTCGTGTGCGTGCGTGTTTATACTAACAGGATTATTAATAGGTTTATTAATAGGTTTATAATAGGATTGGGTATCATTTTTGCACCCCCTTTCATGCAAAATTGTACCCCCTTTGTGCAAAATTGTACCCCCTTTGTGCAAAATTGTACCCCCTTTTGATACAAAATTGTTAGGGGTATCATTTTTGTTAGGGGTATCATTTTTGCACCCCCTTTCATGCAAAATTGTACCCCCTTTTACGGTCAGATTTGCACCATTATCACCAACTTTATCATCTAGTAAATTTAGATAATATACACAAATTTGTTTTTTATACTTATCACCAGTATCAAAAATCAATCCCAATTCTTGTAACTCAATTAGACATTTTCGTACTGTTCTTTTATCAAGTCGTGTTAATTTTGATAATGTTTCAAGACTTGGATATGCTCTAAAATCTTCATTAGCAAAATTTGCTAAAATCATCAATAGTAAAGTTTGTGATGAAGTTGTTGTTTTGGTCTGTTCTGCCGCCCATGCGACTGCTTTAAAACTCATCTTGTTTCATTCCTTGTCTTGTTGCCCAATAAACACGCTTTAAACGATTGTTTTCATCACGAATTTTTTCGTTTTCAATCAGCGTCTTGCCTGCTTGTGCGTTCAGTAGCCTTGTTTGAACCCCTAAAGTTGTCGCTGATATGCCGAATTTTTCTTGAATTTGTAAGCCAGTCATACGCTTACCTGACCTTTTTAGATAGCACAAAACAAGGTGCATTTCGCTCTTTATCCCTGAGTTGTTGAAATTAGCGTGATGGCTTTTTACTGATTTTTTCTTTGGTCGTTTGGTGTTGTCAAGATTGATGACCTTGCCACCTTTTTTGATAAATTCAGCAATTTCTCGCTCTTGGGCGTCAAAATCTGTGCGACACTTACTAAAAGCATTGCTTTCATCGTTGGTGTCTGTTAATATAATACTGTTCATTCAATTCATCTCCAAAGTTGAGTTAATCCGAAAATGGACATGCCCCTAGTTGCTGCTAGGGGTTTTTGTTTATGCGGCATCATAAACGCCAGTGCCTCTTCTTTACTCACCATTTTGACCTTCTTTCTTCTGTACCACATTCAAATTAGGCGGATTATCGGTTTGGAATAATTCTGGATAATCCAGCTTTACCTTTGCTGGAATGCCACGCCTACCCCAATTTCCAACCGTTTGGTGGGGATTTTTCAAGCCCAAATACTTGCCCAAAATTTTCGCACCTCCCAGCTTTTTGATTAATTCTTTATCAGTCATAAGCTATAAACTTAATAATATAAACAAAATGATTTTTTATTATAAACATTTTTAAGCTACAAATCAACATAATGTTTATAAGATAAACAAACACTTTATTTATAATCTTATGGTTTGTTATCGCTTATCGTTTGTGCTAATATATAAACAAGTTGTTTAGTTTAGGATATACAACATGACACATCCAACCATGCTTAGAGTACTTAAAGCAACTGGAAAAAAGCCCGCTGAGATTGCAAAAGACCTTGGTATAGAACCACAAAATATTAACAACTGGAGCAAGCGTGGCATATCAAAAGAAGGGATTAAGAGTATCAGCAAACTCTACAATATTGGCATTGATTGGATATTGAATGGGGAAGATTACCAGCAGTCAGTCGATGATATCTTGCAGAATACAAGCCAACCATTTGTTAGCACCGAGATAGACACCAAAACAAAACTATGGCTACCTCTAATGGACATAAGCTTTTCTTGTGGCAATGGTGTTGGTATTGAATACCACTTTGAAGAGACCAAAAAACGGTTGGCGTTCGAGCCTGATTTTTTGTCTAATCGTGGTGTTAAAGCGTCCAATACTCGCCTGCTGTATGCTCGTGGTGATAGCATGGAAGAATTTATTTTTGATGGTGATATTTTCGCCATTGATATTAGCGATACCAATGTTCGAGATGGTCAAATATACGCTGTGTATTTTGAGGGCGAAGCCATGTTAAAGCAGATTTTTAAAGAAGCAGCTGGCACTTTGATTTTGCACAGTAAAAACCCTAAATACAGAGATAAAATCGTTACCGAAGATAACGGAGCTGACTTTAAGGTCTTAGGTCGTCAGTTTTGGCGTGCTGGGTAAACGGAGTATAACTATGAAAAAACTATTAATTGCAACAATGCTATTAATTAGCACGCCTGCCCTTGCCACCACTTGTAAGATTGTTGGCATATCTGATGGCGATACGGCAACTTGCTTGACCAGTTCAAAAAATCAAATCAAAATCCGATTTGACCAAATAGATGCACCAGAGAAAAAGCAGGCGTTTGGCACTCAAGCACGCCAAACACTAGCTAATATGATTTTTGGTAAACAAGTAACGCTTAGAATTAAAACAACAGATAGATATGGCCGCACAGTTGCCGAAGTGTTTGTTGGTCATACCAACATAAATAAAGCAATGGTTGAACAAGGCATGGCGTGGGCTTATCGTCAATATATGACAGATACTGATTACCTAAGATTAGAGGGTATCGCCAAATCCGCCAAGCGTGGTCTATGGTCGCACCCAAACCCCATTTATCCGCAAGACTTTAGGCGTAGTGGTTCAAGCAGTACGACTAAAACTAAAGTAAGCACATCAAGCCAAGGTATCTCTAATAGTGGTGGTTCAAATAGTACAACTAAAACCAAAGTAAATATATCGAATCGAGGTATCTCTAATAATAATAGTAGTAGCGGTTCATGCAGTGGCATCAAGCGGACTTGTAGTGCCATGTCTAGCTGTGCTGAAGCAAGACGAGCATTACAATGCGGTGTATCATCTCTTGACAGAGATAAAGACGGAATACCATGCGAGAAGTTGTGCAGATAGATAAAAACCCTATTTTTTGGTAGATTGTGTTATATGATTAGCGTAAGATAAAAAACCTGCTATTCTTAAAAATTCTGTCTAAAACCTTTTGGGGCAGGTTTTGCGCCCATCTTTTTAAGAGCCATTACGGTTCCTCATCATTAAAATACAACCGACTGTTGAATATGACTCTTAAATTTTGTACAATATAAGCT